ACACTTTCTGGTTTACAATCACACCAACCAATAAACAGCACATTTACTTTGCCACATCTTGGACAAATCCATCCTTTTTTCATATCTTGCCCTTTCTTTTACCTCTATCACAATACCCGTCATCAGTAGTATAATCAATAAGACCATTGCCTAATGTTTCATGTATCATTGGGCAAAGAATTTTATTACGATGCGAACAATCCCTACACCTTACAACTGGTACAGCATCTACTGTTGGTTGAATATCAATTAAATACCTAATATCGTCTCGCGTCTTAAACGCATTACGCCCAATAACATCATATAATTCTGCTCTATCAACATCTATTAGTCTCATTGCTTAACTCCAATATAAGCCGCATCCAGTAAATCTTCTAAACTACTTGTATCACTGCTCCCAATATAATCCCCGCAACTATCGAAATATTGATATTCTATACATGGATTTGCTTTAATACCCGTATATTCTTCGAGTTTATCGTGAAAACTATCCATATCATAATAAAATTCTTTTATTTCTTCAAGCTGTTATTGCATTTATATCACCTCAACTATATTCTATTTCTTCCAACCAAAATTTACTCTGGCATTCAGAACAATAAACGCCCATTTGATTACAGCATCCCTCTTCATCTCTATGAGAATTGCTTATCGTTGCAGGGCATATAGATATAGCACCAGTAGTTTCGTCTTTTTGTGCATGTGGAAAAATTTTTAGAAGTTCATCCTGTCTTGCTTTAAGGGGATTTTCTTTAGCCCATTTTTCAACCTCAAACACAACATCTTCAGGTTTGTCGGTTATCATGTTCTTTTTAATGCAATTCTTTCCGTACATCCGTCTGCGAGCTTTAATAAACTCTACGGCATCCATTTATTTAATCCTCCAATCTTTTATAGCATTTAATATAAGTTTCCATTTCGGCAGATTTAACAAATTCGCCGTTTTCATTTTTGCGCCACTTATTTCTTTCAGCTAATACACATCTAACAATATCTCCAACAGACAACTCACTTGATTTATTGACATATTGTTTAGCTAATTTATATCGTCTATGAGCTCCATAACAAATATTATATAACGATAAAAATACTGAACCATAACTATTTTTTTCGATATTTGTTATTATCCAGTCATTAGCATTTCGTGTTGAATCTGTTAGATTTGAATAGCCCAATAGCTCTATTTGCCATTTGATTTGTTGAGCTATACTGTACGGCTGAATTGTAGCTTGCTTAATAAATAACGAGATAAGCTTCTTATTGTCTATATCTCTGAATTGCTTATCAGATTCTTCACCGGCACATTGCCTTATTTGCTCAATCATTGTATCATCAAACTTTGATTTTGTCAAGACTTTTGTTGAAATATATTTTTGATATATTTCATATTCGGACATTAGTCGATTAGGATTAGAGCATAATCTGCCAAAATAACCAAGCTTAAATAATATATCACAAGCTTTACTATTGATTCTTGAATCATCCATGAGAGCTTGATATAAATCGGCTCGATTTTTAATGCTCTTTTGGCCTAATTCATATAATGCTTGAGGCGCTGTTTTCGGCATATCTTTAATACTTGTCATAGTTTGCACTATGCAATTATGCGCTCTATCAATATTAAATTGCCGGTTATCATCACCAAATTGTATGTCTTTAAGTTTATAGCCGCGCTTGAGCATTTCTTGTTTTATAAATGATACTTTATCTTTTTCGCCTTTATCTGTAAATCGCTGTAATACACACTTGTAAAATTCAAGTGGATAATGAGCTTTAAGGTAAGCTATTGTAACACTATCAATAGCCATACAATAAGCATGGGCACTATTAAAGCCGTAAGAGGCACTATTTTCTATAATTGTCCATACTTCTTCGGCTAACTCATGGGCTTTATCTATATCATCTGTTTCGCCAGTATCAAGTATAGCTTTAGCAAAATTTGTAATGAATTTAGGTCGAGCATCTTTTATTACATAATCTTTCTTTTTACTAATAGCCTTGATAATAGTATAAGTTTCCGACATAGGGAAGCCAGCAAACCCCAATACCTTCATCAATGACTCTTGATAAAGAATAAAAGATGATGAGCAATATTCATCCTGAAGCAAATCGTCAAGGGCTTTAATACCGTAATCGAAATGTTGCCTTGATTCAAACGTATGATACATCGACTGGAATGATGGTCTAATAGCGGCTATAAATTGTGTTAGCTCAGATATATTCTTCGGCTTATACCTCATAACCTTTTGTGTTGACTTGGGTTGTTCACACTGATTAACGCATTGAGTATAACCATCTGAATATATCTGCCAAGTAGCATCATCATGTTCTATCTTAACAAGTAGCTCATTGACAGTAAATGGCTCAAGACCGGCTTCTTTATAAACGTCATATGTTAAACCAACGCTGTCAACTATGAGATAGTCTTGCTTGAGATAACCAAACGCATCTATTGTACCCGACTCGATATTAGCTACTAATACCTCTTTGCCAGTAGCTTCAGATTTGCACAACGATATACCAATTTCTGATTCTATATCGCCTTCATAACAAAGACAGCCGCATGGATGACCTTTAGCTGTATCATATATGCCAAGATATTTCTGGCAACCATCTATTAAATCTTGATACTTAGAGTCGATATAGAAATGTATATCAACATTTTCGCCTTCTTCGGCGTGTTTTTTAGCTGTTTCGTACCTATCTATTTGTTTAGATATTTCATTTGCCGTTTCAGGCTCAATATTATAAGCTCTTGAATACATCTTCCAAGCAGCCTTTAATTTCAATGTGCCTAAAGCAAGCAAATCGTATGTACCTAATTCGCCTACAAGCTCTCTCTGTGCTTCTATAAATGGCTCTCTTACGCTAACATTATTATCTATATCAGGTGGCGTATGGCTATCTAAAACACGCTCTTTAGTTAAGAAACGCTCAGAATACATAAGTACAGGGCTATTTACTTTATCAACTTTAGTAAGCCGTAAGAGCTTATTGAGATACATAGAAACAGCAGAGCCACGACCAGACGGTGTTAATATACCGCCATATTTCTCTTGCCCATACTTCATAATATAATAAGACAAGATAAAATAATCAGCCATATTGCACGATTCTATTTCATTTATATCATGCCGAATTTCAATCTGATATTGTGATAATTTATCAGTATTTATATCGTTTTTTTGCGCTTTCCATTCGTCTTTAAGTATATTCTCAAATACTCTATTGCGTTCATTTTGAGTTTTATTTCTTAATGATTTTATAACAGGTACCTTAAGCGAACGGTCAAGCTTTATATCTTCAAAGTCGAATATGACACTAGTATTATCAATAGCCGCTTTTATCTCATCATCGTCTAACACATCTTGTTCTCTGAATCGCTGGAATAGTACATCATAGGTTGGATAATCCAACGTCATACCATCTTCATCTTCAAAATGAATACGACCAGATTCGAGCAAGTCATTTCTATCTGCAATTTGAGCTTCAGTTATTACATGACTATCACAACCGGCGATGAGCGGGAATTTCCATTGATAATGCAAATCAAGTATATGTTGATTTATTTCTTTCTGTTTGTCCGTATTATGCGCTTGAACTTCAAGATAAAAATGAGGAAATTTTTCAGCCAATGATTTTACAACGAAATCAATATCATTATATCTATTCCAAAAAGCGACACAAGCCGTGGTTATCATTACATCATCAGGTGGTAATTGATTTATCAGCTCAAGGTCGATTCTTGGTCTAAAATAATATCCATCTTTATTAGCAATAGATACAATTTTATTTATTGCTTTACGTCCATTATCATTTCTTGCAAGCAATATAATGTGACAATTAGATTTATCCTGCTCATGCCGACTCTTTACCCAATAAGCTTCACAACCATAAATCCATCTTATATTTGTATTATTCTTTTTATTAAATTTTTCAAGGTCATCATATTGCTTAAAATAATTACCAGCCCATCCATGTTCAACAGTAGTATAAATACACGGTTTATCGCCATATCGAGCCTTCAGCTCATTCCAATAATCGACGGGGAGTAATGGGCTATCTTTCATGTATCTATTACTAAGAGAAGAATGTTTATGATAATTTACCCATATTGGTTCGTTCAAATAAAACAAACCTCCTTTATTTGTTGATACCACTATATCACATGAAAGGAGATTTGTCAATAGGTTTATTCAGTTTTATTTAGATTATTTACTCGATTTTTAGATTCATCGAATTTACTCTTTAGATATTTCTTTATCTTATTGGCGCTGGTCATAGATTTACAATGCTCATATACTATACTAATAGCACCATCATAACCAGCCATTATACCACGATTGAACGATTCTTTAAGTTTCGGCTCAATTGTATCGGCTATTATCTGCTCAAGCTGTTTATTATTCTGTTCGTCTATTTTATCTCACTCCTTAACTAAAATCACAATTAGGACAGCACATTTCGGCTCTTTCTTCAAATCGCATAGGCTCATCAACTTCAGGATGATATTCTCTATAAGTAAATATCTGCAACTTACTACCGCAATAAGGGCAATAATTCATAGATATAAGTTCATCTCTTGCAACTTCGACAAGCTCAAGCAGATTACCAGTAGATAGCCAAGATAGACAATCTACAATCGTAGATTCATCATCTTTATAATATTCTCTAATAGTATCTATTATTTCATATTTCATTTGTTTTATCCTCTTTAAGCGTAAACAACTCGCACATATCCCATCTATTAGTTTTATAAACCGAACCATTAGGCTCAAACGCAAACACAATACAGCAACTTTCTTCGGATTCATGGTGTGGAGATATAATGTGTTTCAAGCGTCTATAATAAATACAATTCATACAACATTCAGTCATCTTGATTATCCTCTTTATACTTTGGCATTGCCGCCCATGCTTTTACTCCGTCCCAATCGCCATTTGTTTCAAGCTCAAATAAATTGTTAATCCCATCGCCATCAATTGTACACACGTCTTGTGAAACGCCCCAATTTGTAGCAATGAGAATTTCTTGACCATCTTCTGGCATTTCACAAGAAAACATATATTCTGGTATTTCATAATCCTCATAGCCGCGCTCTGCATGCTCCGCTTTTTCTTCATCAGTTAAAGCTCGTGTTGTGATTTCATGCCATATTATTGTTTCTGGGAACTCATTCATTTTTTACCACAACTCCTTCCTCATAACATTTTCAACATCTTCTTCAGATGACTTAATATATCTATTAGTTGTCTGTATATTACTATGCCCAAGCATATCACGAATTGTAGCTACATCAACGCCGTTTTTATTAGCTATAGTAGCACAAGCAGCTCTAAGCCAATGAGGACTAATTTCTTTCCAATAGCTCAATCCAGCCCTATATGCTATTTGCTTGAGGCTCTTACAAGCATTAGCTTCATTTATAACATTACCTTTAAACGATTCAAACAACATTGTATGCTTACGCCCATTGGCAATTTCATCAGCTATGTACTTATCTATATACATTATTGTTTTTTCATTGATATATATTTTACGCTGTTTGTTACCTTTACCCGTAATGATTATATCATTTGTTTTGCCAGCTCTAAATTCTTCATACTGTTTCATTGTAATGCTATTCATCTCAGCAAAACGGAGGCCAGTTGAAGCCAATATAGAGATTATTGCTCTTGCCCTTGGCGATTCAGTAGTGGCCATCATCTTAGATACATCTTTAGCCGTCATACACTGTTTTACTTTAGGATTGTTTTTGAGCTTTTTAACTTTATCGAATGGATTATCATCAATAACATTCATATCTTCAAGCCAAGCCCAATAACTCTTTATGGCACTAAGCCGGAGATTAATACTGCTTGCACTAAGGCCAGTCAATGTAGCCTTATAACCAATCAGCTCTGCATTGCCGATTTCTTCTTCGGGCTTATCACAGAATCTCATAAACTCATTTATGTACTTGACATAATTTTTTATTGTCTGCTCAGATTTCTTATCGGCTCTAAGTGATTCAACATATTGGTCTATTCTGTTCATTTTATTTACCTCCCGCTCTTTATCTTGGTTATACTATATCATAGATATTTTTATTTGTCAATAACAAAATAAGCAAATCCCTAAAAATTTTTCTTAGAAGATTTGCTTATTTATAAAAAGAAAGGAGGTAAACAATGAAAGCTTTCCCGTAAGCCATCACCGCATGGCGCGAGAACAAGGAATCGAACCTTAAAAATTATATACCAGAGTTCCTAGGACTTATATATAACCCACACCAGTTCTCGCAGATTGCTACACTATCGTAGTAGTCAACGCTCATTGTTGTTCATCTACGCCTCGAATAAGACTGTTTAGAATCAAAATCCGATATTTGGTTAGATGCCTCTTGCATGAGTAGCTTGAGATTAATTAGAAATATTCCTACTCCAATACTGGAAAGTCATTTTGACTATTCGGCATATTTCTATTAGCACTCGCATTATCGTAGCGAAACACGCCATCTCTTCTTATTTCACCCACGCATGATGGTATGTTGGGAAACTAAATTTTTGCCGTGCCTGAGCCTCCATGCTTTCCTACACTCTAAGCCATTGGGCTTAATTGGACTTCAACCAATGCTTGCAAAAATTCTGGCAGCCGATGACGGTACTGCCCCGCCTCCCGATGGTTCAAGGCCATCTGAACTTCTTTTATTCTAATCGGCTATATTGATATATATAAAATTAACTATTTATTATCTCTGTAAATATTTAATAGTTAATCAATTAAGGAAGGTAAACCATATTTTCTCTAACCTATACAGAAATATGGAAAGAGGTTTAATCATGTCTCACCTGATTTTGAGCGGATAGTTTTAAGCTTTACTATCAAAACTGCCATTGATTATGCTTATTAGCCCAAGTTCAAACAATGGTCAACAAACCGTAATGGCTGGTACCGCCGACGTGTTCGACCACGCAATCCCATCTGGGCACCGACTTTTAAGGACGGTATGTATACTTTCCATCACGGCGGCATATTTAATTCTGTGTATATTATATCACACAATTTTTATTTTGTCAAGAGGAAATTTCCTTCATCTACATCGTTTCTGTTCTTCCATTGTCGCGACTTCTGGTATCTGTATCTGTCCAATGGGTGCATTTCCTCTTGACACTATATATTATAACATATCAATTTCAATTTGTCAAGTATTATTTTCAAATACATCAGCACCAATAATGAGTACTAATTTTACCATATCTTTCTGGATGTAGTCGATTATTCTCATAGCTATTATGTTTATCGGCTATATAAATAACCAAACAACACACAATTGCAATCAGAGCTGCCATTCCAAATATTGCTCCAAAGATTATTTCCCCTGCTGTCGGTGCCATTTGTCCGACCTCCTTTATTTTGTTGATTGGATTATATCATACCAATTCTAATTTGTCAACATTTATTTTTTATATTTTTACTCATTATTTTATGCCGAGCTATATTTCTATATGATTCAACAGTATTAGCATTAGTCTGTTTGAGCTTTATGTCTGCATTTATAACGTCCAGCTTAGACCTATAATCTTTATATTCGCCGCAAACGCCATGGCATCCTACGGCTCGATTAGTACAAGCAGCGCAAGGTATATTAATCCCATATTTAGATTTCATTATTTACCACCCTCTATAAAATTACTATAAATTTATCTCTAAAATCAATTCTAATTTTCAACGTCAAATTATATTACTTATATATTATCGAATGAGATAGACTTGATTTTATACTAAAATAATCAATGATTTTTAGCTTCTCTTGCCTTTTGCAATCTCTCTTTTGCTGCTTGCCGCTGTTCTTCCGTCATCTGCCGTTTCGGCTTCGATTTATTAACGCCGGTTCGCATCATATATAATGGGCAACGCTTATCTACGCATGATCTAACGTCGGTGGAATTATAACCGCAACATTCCAAGCAAAATTCTTTTATTGCCGTTAGCGGGCTTGTAGGTCTATCATGCCCGTTTCTTAGTTTGATTTCATTCATTTCAATATAGCCTTTCTTATTTCGTTTATATCTATTTCTCTCCAAAAGCCAGAAAAATCATCGCCCTCTGGCTTACATCTAACAAATATAACTGGATATTCTAAATGATTAATCCTTTTATTAAATCTAAATTCAAAATCTGTGTTATCGAATGAATATGAGTCGGTTAGGATATTTATAGTATTATGATAGATATTATCTAATAAGTCTTTCCTTGACCTGAACACCACAATATCATCACGTATTCTTATCATTCGGCTCATCCTCCTTATTTGAATTTCTAATAATTATAGGTCTACCACAACAATATCCATTATCTTTTTCTCTTGCTATTTTTATTGCATCACAAAAAGAATCAGCCTCAATAAATAGCGTTTCTAATTTCCAACCACTAATTTCCCATAACGTTTTTTTCATTTTGAATTTTACCCTCCATTCATTTGGTAAATCAAATATAGCACACAAATTATATTTTGTCAATAGAAAAATCAAAATAAAATTTTCAAATAAAAAAATAGGGGTCATTATAGACAAACACAAATCTAAATTTCAAAAATCCCGCTCATTTTCGATTCAGAAAATCGAAATCAGAAATCCGAATCTGGATTTCAAAAATGGAAATCGAAAATCGATTTTGAATTTAGAAAACACAACTCGTGCATATATACGAATATTTATTCATTATCATAAACATTCTCACATACATATACATGATCATTTGCATTTACAGTTTCATTACCATATTCAAATACACCTGCATTAACATAACCAATATCATATTCATTTTCATACTCATTCGCAATTACATCATCAGCAGCATGAACATATTCATTTGGTCACGAAATGATGATATTAGGCATGCGCAGCCGCTTGGTTTGATACGGTTTATTGCAAATTCACGTCTTTACTTGAAATAACACAAGGCTTTACTTATAACTTGTTTTAAGTTAAATAAGTAAAGGAAAGTTAGCCGCCCACAAAATTCCCCGCAAATAATGTGCATATCAACACAAAATTCCACGATAAAATGCACGATAAGATAGCATTAACTATCCCAACACGCCAAAATGCCGATTGAAATTGTGCCAATTATCCGATTGTAAACTAATTTAATTCAGCTCAATGTAGATTAATCAGCTTGCTTGACTTGTATACGCCCGTGCAATTTTTAGATTTTCATGTAATCCGTTTCGCTCATCCGTACATTTGTCACCAATTTGTAACAATTTCGTAATCCCGGCAAAATGCGCGCGTATATGCCCGGCGATTTTAGAAAATTGATGTAATCCGTTAAAGCGCTCAAACCAAACTTCAAATGCTTTAGTCGGCTAAAGCGTTAAACTTCACTGTAATAATACGCTAATGAGTTAACTCACTAACACACTATCGCTTTAATGCGTGAAAGTAACTTTTTGCCCATTTTCAAACCGTCGTGCACAACCTCAACTGATTACCATTAATCGCCAACTGGAATCGAATTGCAACCAATATTAACTTGTCAATGTGCAAATTTGCAACTATTTAAAACATGATTTGTTACTAAAATTAAATCGACTTAATACAGCGGATCGCGTTAAATCTGGGTACAGCATACCCCAGCTACACAAGGCATTTATATAAATCACTCTCAGCCCGAGCAGGATCACGCACGCTGCATTTTAAGCCGAGACAGGGATATCTATATTCGTAAAACGGAACATAATTCTAGCCCGGTTTTCGTGCGTCCCAGAAATAAGCCGTATTAACCCCGCGACAGACAGACAGACAGACAGAGCCGGTGCCGATTATATATCACGGCAGAAGCCTATTATATCCGCTATGCCCTTAGAGCCATTACAAGCCCGTTTAAGCCGCTTCGGCTACATCCCATATATCCATATGGCCCGACAGCCTTAAAACGATTCTACGCCCATTCTCGACGATTTTACAAGGTACATAAAAAAAATATCGTGTCAATATCCACTTGTAGCATTTCAACATTCACTTTTATCTAACTTGTAAACATTTATTAATAAGTGTAATAAGACAACTGCACATTATAAACGATAAAAACAATGTGCAGTTGTCTTAAGCTTCTTATCAATTTATAATTTTATTATTTATTGTTAACGACAATTTTTAA